TTATATAAAATTTTTATAATAATTTCTCCTCTATATAAATTTTTTATATTATTTTGACCTGGGGGCAAAAATTTTTTTATAACCCCGGGAGATCGGGAGCCACACCTAATTTTTGCTTCAGTTAAAAGGCTTAGACTACTTTTGTAGACCAGATAATTTTGCTTCAGTTAAAAGGCTTAGACTACTTTTGTAGACCAGATAATTTTTGCTCCGATTAAAAAGCTTAGACTACTTTTGTAGACCAAGTATACTTTGGACTACTTTTGTAGACGAGCAATCATTATATAGAGCCTCAAAAACCCAGACTACTTTTGTAATCAACTTTTTCTGTAGGTATTCACTTTTTTCTGAAAAAGTAATACAGTTTTCATATAGTAGGTCCAAATAACATACGTACATGCGAGGCCCTGTAATATGGATACCATTCAAATCCAAATTCTCTACTGCCATTATGGGTGGTCGCCGGCAAAAATAAAAGAAGCACTCGACTTGCCCGTTACATATATCGAACGGGTCATAGCAGAGAACGCCTGGATTCAGGGAGGTAAACACGCCGCCCCCGCTCTATCGGCTCCTCCAGCCGCCCTGGGTTCGACAGACTCTGACCTGCCGGCGACCACCTGTGATGGCCTGATTCAGGACTTAAAAGACTTAGAGGTTCAAAAACAAGTAGTTTTAGCACCTCTTGTAGCAATCACCGAAATCACGCTACTGAATAAAATAAAAGAAGCCATAGACCTTATAGAACCAGATCGTTTGGATGCACATATCATTCTATCCAACCTGGTTAAAGCGTTCAAGCAGCTTACTCAAGATGCTGTGACAACTAAAGTGGTAAATGATGCTCAAGACAAACCTGGAATAGCTATTCAAGTCATAACCCAAATTACCTAATGGCTAAAAAACAAGTAGTAGTTCCGCAAGGCTTCATATCAAGACAGTACCAAAAAGAGCTGTATAACTGCCGTTCACGCGGCTTGAAACGAGGTATCGCTGTCTGGCATCGACGGGCCGGTAAAGATAAAGTTTTTATGGCTATGTTAGCCGCGGCCGCAATACAAGAAGTTGGTATTTATTTTTACATCCTGCCTTATTACAAACAAGCTAGAAAAGTCATTTGGGAAGGCATGGACGCCAAGGGTGTAAGAAACTTGGCGGTCTTTCCGGATGAAGTAATACAGCACTCAAATAACCAGGAAATGGTACTGACCCTGGTAAACGGGTCAATAATATATTTTCTTGGCTCTGATAACGTCGACTCCATCATTGGTACTAACCCGATTGGAGTCTTCTTTTCTGAGTATAGTCTGCATAAACCTGGTGTCTGGGACTTCTTACGACCGATCTTAATTGAGAATGGTGGATTTGCCTTTTTCAACGGTACACCTCGTGGTCGTAACCATATGTATCATATGCTCAAGGCCGCCCAAAAGAAGCCAGATGAATGGTTTTCTCAGGTGCTGACCATCGAAGATACTGGTGTCATGACTGCCGAAGAAGTGGAAAAAGAGATCCAAGAAGGCATGGATCCAGCCATTGCCAAACAAGAATTTTATTGCAGCTTTGATGCGGCTTTGAAAGGCGCTTACTACGAAGAGGCTATGTCGGCCATGCTGGTCGACGGGCGTCTTCGTCAATTACCATATGACCCATATGTACCGGTAGATGTATCTTGGGACTTGGGGATCGCAGACACGCAAGTCTTGCTATTCATTCAGGTAGTCGGCGTAGAAACTCGATTTATCGACCTAGTGTACAACACTGGTAAAGGACTCGACTTCTATGTTCGCGAAATTCAAAAACGGCCTTATGTTTATGGTACTCATTATCTGCCTCATGACGCAAAAGCTCGTGAGTTAGGTAACTACGGGAAAACGCGGATAGACTCTTTAATAGAGCTGGGGCTGAAAAATTTGGTAGTCGTAAAGAAACATGCCATAGCTGATGGTATCAATGAGACTCGGCGATTGCTGACAAAAGTTTATATCGACACTATGAAGTGCGATATGATGATAGAGGCCCTGCGAGCCTATAGGAAAGAGTGGAATGAAGACACACAATCTTACTCAGATCATCCAAAGCATGACTGGGCTAGCCATTTTGCGGACGCGGTAAGAACTTACGCGATGGGCTATAGAGCCCTAGTTGATGCATCAAAACTGGTACCAATAGCTATCGGCACAGATCATGATCCATTGAATAAAAATGTCGATCTACAGCCATATGTCACATCTGGAACTAAAAAGCTCAATGACCCAGCCTACGAGCAAATGCTGAAAGAAAATTGGATTCTCATGGATAAGCGCAATTGGAATCCTTTAGCTCACTTATCGGCGGATATGTGACAATCACACCTATTAATAGCTTCTCGCTGAGACAAGAAGTTTACCAGCGCTTAATACCAGGTAAAAGGCTGGATGTTCTTTTATACGGGTATCATAACCCCACTTTCATGACGTTTATGGAAGTCATTAAGGCAGGTTTAGCTTTTGAGTATTGGAATACTACATATGACCCAGTTGGTCTGTTTTGGCTAAATAGCTTTAATGGCCGAACTGCATATATCCATTTTAGCACATACTGTGGACAGGCTGATAAAATTCATAGCATGGTAAAAGCCGGCCTTGACCATAGTTTTGAGCTTGGATTACTGACTTTGTTTGGCCTAACTCCAAAACCGTACCGGCAAGTTTTCAAACGAGTCATTGAGCCGGCTGGATTTGAAATCGTGTTAACAGAACCAGATATGTGCTTTTTAGCACGACATGGAAAATTTGTTCCTGGAGTTTTAACTCGGCTATCGAGAGTAATGTGGTATAAAAAACGGCAGCAGCAGCCATGGGTAGGAGAACACAATGAATCGACAAATCGAAATTCTGGATCCGTTTCTTCTGAAATACGAGGCGACAGACCGACCTTATGCTTCGACGAAGCTGCCGACCTCTCCGCATTTGATTGATTGCGGCGGTGGTGGAAAAGGTGGAGGTGGCGGTGCGGCCACCAATCCTATGTCTGAAATGCTCAATATGATGTATCTTATGAACATGATGGAAAACAAAGCTAAAACTGCACAAGAAGAAAGTGAAGCAGCAGCTTTGGAAGCGTCACAAGAAGCCACAAAAAAGCAGCGTATCAATCGAGCGAATGCCTCGTATCTTACGTCTGGAGCCGGCGCCGGTGACGAATCCATAAATATGAAAAAGACTTACCTGGGTGTGGCGACCTAGTACTATGACACCAGATACCGTAAAACAACTACTGCGCACATTTGATAGCGCGAAGTCGGACAGATCTAAGTTTGCCAACCACTGGCAAGAAATTGCTGAAGTTCTGTCGCCGGCTGGTGCTATTTTTAATGATGCTCAACCATCTTTAATTCAAGGAACAAAAACAAATCGACAAATATACGACACAACAGGTATCCATTCTAACGAGCTTCTGGCTAGCGGCTTTTTCTCTTTGCTTACTAGCCCGACAATGCCGTGGTTTACTTTGCTGACCAATGACAGAATGTTGAATGATATGCGTGAAATTCAGATTTGGTTGGCCGACGTAACCAGGATCATGCTGCAGGAAATCCAAAGACCTCATACCGGATTTGCTACAGCTATGCATGAGTTTTACTTGGAATATGGAGCATACGGTAACGCGACAATGTTTGTAACAGAGCGAAGTAATTTGTCTTCTCTCTTGTTTGTAACATTGCCACTGACTGAATGTTACTACATGGAAAATGACGAAGGGTTTATTGACTCTTTAATTAGGTATTATTCTCGAAGCGCTTACCAACTTGTAGAGCGCTTTGGAGAAAAAAATGTTTCAGAAAAGGTTCTAAAGGCCTTAGATGACACGCGCTTAGAGCAGCGGTTTGACGTTCTGCATTTTATTATTCCTAACCTTAATGCAAAGTTACATCACATTTATGCAGAAGACAAGCCGTACATTTCTTTGTATATTGAAAAAGAAACTCAGCATATTCTGCGGCTGTCTGGTTTTAGTGAGCAGCCTTTTATGGCAGCTCGGTTTTACAAAATGCCGCATGAAATATACGGACGTGGACCAGGATCTTCTGCTTTGCCTGATATGGCCATGCTCCAAGAAATGGTAAAAACTACTCTTCGTGGCGCTCAAAAAATCGTTGACCCGCCCATGCAAATGCCGGATCAAGGGTTTTTAACTCCACCAACAATGGCGCCCGGCCGAGTAAACTATTACCGTGCCGGTTCATCTGACCGCATTGAACCGCTTATTACTCAAGGACGCCCTGATATCGGTATGGACTTAATTCAGTCCATTCAAAACAGAGTACGTGAAATCTTTTTTGTGGACCAGCTCCAATTGAACGTTGGGCCGCAAATGACCGCTACTGAAGTCATTCAACGTACAGAAGAAAAGCAGCGTCTTATGGGCCCTGTTGTAGGCCGAGCTCATACTGAACTGCTGTCTCCTATGCTCATTCGTGTATTTGGTTTACTGGCTCGTGCAAACAAGTTGCCTCAAGCTCCATTTCCTCTTTTAGCCTCAGACGCAAAATTAACTATTGTGTACACCTCGCCCATCTTCAAGGCTCAAGAACAAGTTGCCGCTAATAACCTGATGCGTACCGCGCAGGTTCTTCTCCCCTTCCAAAGTGTTGATCCTACCATCATGGATGCTTTTCATCCAGCCCGCATCGCCAAGGGGGTGGGCGAGATGTTCAATGTGGATCCTCGGTTTTACAGAACTGAGGAAGAAATGCGAGCTAGAATTCAACAGCAACAGCAGCAAGCTATCGCTATGCAGCAAGCTGCACAACTGAAAGATACCGGTATTGGCCTTAACAACCTGGCCTCAGCTAGTGAGACAATGGCAGGAATGTAATGGCTACAAATGAAAAATCATATACCTGGCAAATGTACCAGCAAGTGTTTTTATCTGGGCCGGGTAAAGAAGTCTTAGAAGACTTAAAGAAAGCTCACCACTTTTTGTCTTCTACAGCAGTAAGGCTCGGACACGGGCCTTTGGATCCCCTGGCCATGGCCATAGCTGAAGGGGAACGAAATGTAATCCTCAGGATTATGGCCATCCTGGAAAGCAAAGAGGAAGACTATAATGCCTGATAACGCGCCTCCTACTGGTTCAAACAGTGGAGATACCGCGCCTGCTGGGGCCGGTACTCCGTCTACAAGTGCTAGCTCTGGAACTCCTCCAACTGGTGACACTACTTGGTATTCAGTTTTGCCAGCAGACTTGCAAAGCGACCCAAATATCACTAAGTATAAGTCTTTGGATGAGCTGGCTCGCGGCCACGTCAGTGCGGTATCTATGTTGGGAAGAGAAAAAATTCCCATGCCCAAAACTGACGAAGAGTTTTTGGATGTATATCGTCGTCTCGGCGCTCCTCGTACAGAAGACGAATATAAGTTTCCGGAAACTGATTACCAGATACCGGAAGCCCTGTATCCAAAAACTACGCAAGAAAATGATCGTAAAACCTTTCAAAAGTGGGCTTTTGAGTCTGGCTTAACAAACAAGCAGGCTGCTCAGCTGTACGATAAATTCATGACGTACCAAAAAACGACATTGGCTTCTGTGAGCCAGGTCGTTGAGAGCCAGTGGACCGAGTGCGGGCAGCAAATGCAAGAAGCATGGGGCGAAGCTCGCGAGACTAACTTGGCCATTGCTTCTCGAGCCATGAACCACATTTTCGGTAAAGAGGTCACTGAAGCTATCACAGCTGCCGGCCTTGGCCGAAATTTTGGCTTCATCCAAGGCATGTATCAACTCGGACTTAAGTCCTTGGATGACTTGGGGATTGACAAGCGAGGAAGCTCGA